CGCGTCATTACAAAAATGAACGCCGAATCCTTAGCCATGTGCGGTCCGATACAACGAGACGCCTTTAAGTATTTGCACTCGCACCCTACCTTCTTCTTTACTTCACACGCAATCAGTCTTTCGACAGATGCTTTTTTGAAGATCAAAGGAGATGGGGTGTACGTGAGTGGTGACTACCAGGCGGCTACTGATCGGTTCCATCATCTGTGGACCCAATATACGATAAATCGAATCGGGGTCAGATTAGGTTATAAACCAGCATACCTGAGTGTTATTACTGACACTCTCAGTCCCCCATTGGCCGAACTTAACGAAACGGTGCTCAACGGAGATTTCCAAATGAAAAACGGTCAAATGATGGGGCATCCGCTCTCTTTCCCTGCGCTTTGCATAATAAATGCAGCCATATACAAACTGGCTGAAGGTAATAAGAAAGCTCTAAAGAACATGCCAGTTCTAATCAATGGCGATGATATTGTTTTCCGAACAACATCACTCGCCACAGCTCATAACTGGATGAAAATAGTGAAAGACAGCGGATTGGTACTCAGTCCCGGCAAGAACTATATATCGCCGCGCTATGCGCAACTCAACAGTCGAGTCGTGGACATGAGTACCATTTCCTTAATCAATGGCGTATTTCTTCCCTTATTATGTAACTTTAGGGAAAGTCACATATCGCCTACGTTAGTAGACCTCGTCCCAAGGATAGTTTATCACGATGTAAAACATCGATCCTACAATACCTTAGGAGGCGAGCTCTCAGACGTTCTGATGGGATGCAAGACAGACAAGCAATATGAGCAAAGGCTCAACATATTCGTCCGATCCCGATCAGAAAAGAACAGCAAGCTAGAGACCTATAAAGATCTCCCACTGTGCCCGTTCTTCAGCCGAAGGGCTGGGGGTTTAGGTGCCCCCCCTCCACCATCTTGGAATGATATCAAGACGTGGAACGTTCCATTTTTACCAGAGCGAAAAATGAACAAAACGCCTACCCTTCGGGGGTTTGTGAGACAGACTGACGCGGAATTACCGCCCCTATTCCCTCACGGAACCCCCCGACCTGCCCTGTCAGCGACTGAACAGGAGGATGTGAAATCAACTTGCAAAATCCACATTCCTAAGGGTCAGATGGCCTTGACGACACTCATAGATCCGGATAACACCTGGAATCAAGGTATCAGCTTTATCAGCAAGAAAGTCCTTACGGGAGTAAAGAAGTCCTCACCAATTCGCCGTTACCTCAATTCGAAGTACTCACCGCAAATAGTGGAGCACCTACACAGTTACTTTAAGTTGCAGCAAGACAACACGAAATACTTGTCTTTCAAACATTTGAAAGATATTATTTCGGGTCACCTCACTGTAGCCTCAAACCCTGTGATTGGATTCAAAACAATACGCCTCCACCCGCAATTAGTACGCGAGCGAGCCAGTATAGCTGAAGTCGTGAGCATCGAGCTTCTCCCCAATGCTACACAAGATAATAAATTCTTTTGAA